GAAAACCCCCGCTTTGAAGGGCGTAAGGTCGTGGACTTTGACCACGTCGTTTCTGACACTATCGGTTGGCCCGAAGAGCATCAATGGTGGTCTAACCCGACCGTCGCCGCCGACTTTTACCCTAGGTACTATAAGCTTATCCGTGACTACGCCGAGCGTTCCGAAGGCCTCATTTATCTCAGCGCGGAGGCCAGGAGCGGCGTGGGTTACTCGTTTAACATCGATCCCGCAACACACGCCGAGCGCATTTCTAAACGCGATGTAGACGGTCCCCAGGGTGATGCCGCCGCCCCCTTCCAAGGCGTTCGCACCGTGCCCGACATACGTGATGGTATTGAGCGTGCCTTCCTTCTTCACTGCAAGTCATTGGAGCGGGTCCGCAAACACACCTCCGGGTTGGGTCGAGTTGCGTCCATCAACGCCCTCCAAGGCGAACATTCCTGTGAAGTTTCCTTCAGGAGTGTAGACGACCTTATTTCCAACCTCTTCCCGCCGCCTCGTGACGAAGAAACACTTCTATTTTCCCTTACGCGAAGGGACGCCCAAGAATACTTGTCGTACCCCGTCGGGGATAGGCGCGCGCGTTCTGACTTTCAATTTCACTCGCGCCGCCAAATCGACGCTGACAAGGTCGACTCAGGTGAGAATTCCGGTCAGGCTTGTTCGTTCGGGAATTTGCTCATCTTTAACGAGCAGCAGCCGATATTGTCCTTTGATGGTCTTTCGTTGCCCCCATATCTTATAGAATGGGATGGTTTGGATTACAAACCTTTGACGGAAATGTTTGACTACCAAACGACCGACTCACAGTTCCACTCGTCGGATTTGCAAATGGCTCGGGAGCTCGTCCGTGACAAATTCTATCCCATAGAGGCAGTTTCCGGCGTCTTTTATCATGGCCGGGATACGGCGCTCGCCGCGAAAATCGAACAGTTCCAAGGTCCTTCGTTCGCGCTTCGCGCTGATGCTATGTATACGGAGCCTAAGCCTGAGGTGGGCAAATGGCTCGGGGATTGCATGGTGCATTATCGGCAAAGGCCTACCCCTGCAACGATCGCCGCAGCGGCTCTTAAGCGTTACGGCGCCCCTAACTACTCCGCCACAGTTGCCTCGCTCCTCCCTGATAAGCGGGTTGCTTACTTACTCGAGGAGGAACGTCATTATGACGATATACTCGCCGTTCTCGACACTCTCTTCACGACATCCCTAGTCGATGACGAGACTCTCCAGGCCCTTTACATCAAGCATAGCATTGAGTTCCGCGTCGACCAATTTTCCAAAAGTAACATGCAACTCTTTCCCACTCTGGCCGACTTTGACAAAGCTATGAACGACATGAACCAAGCTGCCAAAGACCAGTTGAAGTTCCCCAGCAAGATGGCCGACCCTTTTGGTGACAAAGAATACCAGCCGGTCGTCACATCCACGACCGCTTATATGTACATTATAGCCGGCCACATGCGCGTCCTCACTGAGCTATTCCATTCCATCATGGGCCCGAGGGTTCAAATCATGGGCCCGGGATGGACGCTCGACCGCATTGTCCAAAAGTTCGGTTCATTTGCGTCTCTGGCGAAATTCTTAGGCTTCGACGTCCGACGCTGTGACTCCTCCCATCGATCAAGCTTTATTTATGCCATGCGCAAATTTTCCTCTAAACATTTTCCGAATATCAGTGCGGGTTGGTTCGATTTTGTTTTCGGTTTCATTTACCAAGCTATGGCTGTATGGTTCACAAGGTCTCGGGATGGCTCGTTTCGGGCCACTGTCTGGGGCCAGCTTGCGTCCGGTAGCGCCTGGACTTTCTTCTGGAATTCCATGTGGTCCATCTTCAATTTCGTGTCACTCATCGTCCAGAAAATCGGCGTCGCCA